GCTAGGCTGTGGAATGTCATGTTGGACCGGTGCGCCGAGTTAGCTAAGCACGCCGGCCAGGACGCTTGGGACGTGGCTGCGCTTAACGACGACGCGGTTTTACCGGCCACCTGGTATGGGACTGTGGCTACAGCGCTGCGTGAGCATCCCACGGCTGCGTTGGCGCATACCACACCAACCACACCGGCTCTCCTGACCGAGTTGCGTAACGATCCTGGAAATCGGATGTGTCCGCACGCGTTTGTGACTCGTGGTGAGCTTGGGTTACGCGCGGATGAGACGATGCGCTGGTGGTATTTCGACACCGATTTTGATTTGTCGGCACGGCAAGTAGGCGGTGTGCTTTCCGTCCCTGGCCCGCGGGTGGTCAACGCGAGAGCTAACTCAACCACAGTCGGCGCGTTAGCGGAGCAGGCGCACAAGGACCGTGCCACGTTCGAAGCCAAATGGGGCGGCGCGTGATGTTTCCAGGAGTTTTGGAGCACAAGCCGAAAAAGTATGGTGCGCCAGGCAGGCTTTTCGCCACTTTGTACCCGTCGCCTATCACGCAGAGTCTCACCGTCGCGCAGGTGAGCGTGGCCACGTCAAAGCAGGGCATTGTGCGCGGTGTCCATTACGTGGCGGCACCAGGCCAGGCCAAACACGTTACCTGCGTGAGTGGCGCTATATGGGACGTGGTGGTTGACCTACGCCGCGGGTCGCCAACTTTTGGTGATTGGACCGCGTACCTGCTCAACTCTGGCCTTAACAGCCTGTATGTGCCGGTTGGTTTCGGCCACGGCTACTACGCGTCGGATGACGCGATAGTGCTGTATTTGCTGTCCCAGCCTTACGACCCGGATCTGGAACGAGAAATAAACCCGCTTGACCCGGATCTGGACATCAGGTGGCCGGTTAAGCCGGTGCTGTCCCCTAGGGACGCTAGCGCTCCGCTTTTGCGGGACGCGGTAGATTTGCCAAGGTGGAAGCCATGATCCGCGTTTTTGGGTGGCAAACATCCACCGCGGCAGAGCATGAATTCCGCATCGGCCTACCATTTCCCGAGCTAAATAGGTTCCGTTTCGACGCTAATTGGGGCCAACCCGGCGACGACATTTTCGACTACGACGTGGTTTTCGCGCACCGCTTAGCCGGTGAATCTGCGCTGTGGCAAAAGCTGTGCGACACGCCAAGAATCCTGACCGTGTACGACATGGACGATGATTTGCTGTGCGTGGACCCGGAAAACACTATTCCGTATAGCATTTTCCACCCGCTCGAAGCACAAACCCGTCGTAACGTTGAGATGGCTGACATTGTTACCGTGTCCAGCCCAATATTGGCGGAACGCTACCGGAAGATCAACCCGAATGTGGCTGTGCTACCAATTTGTATCCCAAACTACATGCCACACTGGCCAGAACCCGGTCCGAAACCGCAGCATTACACCGTAGGGTGGGCCGGGTCCACCCACAAACGTCAAGACTGGCCTGGGATCGCTGAAGTGCTCGCAGAGTTGGCCTACGTGATGCCATCAGTCAGGTTTCACATGTTCGGCGCCGACTACACCAACGGCATGCTAGCTGGCCGAATGGACTTCGCACCGTTCACCCCAGACGTGATGCAGTACTGGCGGGCGCTTAACTTCCACGCCGGGATAGCGCCACTGACTGATACCAAATTCAACTGGGGCAAGTGCCACACCAAACTTGTCGAGTACGGTGCACGTGGAATCCCCACCGTGGCATCGGCGATTGGCCAGTACGTTGATTGGATTGACCACGGCGTCAACGGTTTCCTGGTCCATGATAAGAGCGAGTGGGTTCCGTACTTGTTGGCGCTCGCCGACGATGAGACGCGACGGCTGATGGGACGCGCGGCTTATCACAGCGCGTCGAAGTGGAAAATTTGTCATCACATCGACAAGTGGGAAGCGGTGTTTTCGGGGGTGGTGGCATGAAACGCACCGCGTGTAGCGCCTGCGGGTGCCACGTCCTTAACCAGTTTTTGGACTTGGGACAGTCCCCAATCGCCGACGCCTACCCAGCCACCGCAAGTTGGGCGCAGGCGACCTATCCGCTGCAAGTTGCGGTATGCGCCAAGTGTCAGCTGGTGCAGTTGCTGGAAGTGGTTGACCACCACATTTTGTTTGGCACTGGGTACTCGTTTTACAGCTCGGCGAGCGCACCGCTGAGTGCCTACCATCAGGCTTACGCGGCTGATGTGCACGCCAAACACGCAGACCTGATAACTCGTGGCGTAGTCGAGATTGGGTGCAATGACGGTGACATGCTGCGGCACTTTACCGCCGCGCCTGCGCTTGGTGTGGACCCGGCGGAAGGGCCAGTCGCCGCTGCGCGGGCACGTGGCCTAGATGTGCTCCAGCAGCCGTTTGGTGTGGACGTGGCGTGTGGAATCCGCGCCGAACGTGGCCGCCAAGGGGTGGTTATCGCTAATCACGTTTTGGCGCATGTGGACGACGTAGCGGATGTCCTTGCCGGTGTTCAGGAGCTTTTGGCCGACGACGGCGTGGTCATGGTCGAAGTCCAATATTTGCCAGACCTGCTAGTTAATAACGCGTTTGATTTGGTTTATCACGAGCACCGAAACTTTTTTTCGCTCAGCTCGCTTGAGCAGGCCGCGCAAAACCAGGGCCTGTATGTCATCGATGCGGAACTGACCGACAGGCAAGGCGGGTCGCTACGAGCCACCTTAGCGAAAACGTCACAGTGCTCGTTCGCCGCTGACACCATCCGCGCATCCGAACGGTGGCTTTGGGACTGGGGCGCTTACGAAGGGATGCAGGGCCGCGCTGAACGGATCCGCCAACGCCTATGCGACCTGGTCGCGAACCAAAACGGTGTTGTTGGTGGCTACGGTGTGCCCGCTAAGGCAACAACGCTACTGAATTTTTGTCAGCTAGGTTCGGACGCCATCAGTTTCGCCACAGACACAACTGTGGCTAAGCAAGGACGTTACATCCCAGGCACCGGTATCCCAATCGTCGCACCAGATGTGGCCCTGCACGCTGACACACTGGTATTGTTCGCGTGGAATTATCTGCCGCAGATCGTGCGGCAGGAAGCTGGCTACCGCGGCAGGTGGATTGTGCCTATCCCAGCTCCGGTGCTCATATGAGAGCGCTAATCCTTGGTGTCACTGGCCAAGACGGCTCATACCTGGCTGAGCAGCTAATCGCTGAAGGCTGCGAAGTTTTTGGCATGGTGCGCCGGTTCAACGCGCGCTCGCCAGCGCAGCAGGTCATTGGAGACATTACCGACCGGCCTTCGCTAGACCGGGTCCTGCGTGTTTGCAAACCAAACGTGGTCTACAACTGCGCCGCCGTAACGTCCCCAGGCGGCGCGTGGGGAACGACCAACCCACCAAACCTAGCCGAAGCCACAGGACTTGGGGTGGTAAAACTACTAGACGCAATGTGTCAGCACGCCCCAAACGCCAGGCTGGTCCACGCATCATCATCAGCTGTATACGACCCGCACCGCTACGGCCTATACGGCATAGCGAAACAATTCGCGCACGAAGCTGTGGCGGGTTACCGCGAGCGTCTATGGTGCGCCAACGCAATACTGTTTAGCCACACATCACCAAGGCAAGACAAACGTTTCCTAGCGCCAAGGATTTGCTCAACTATCGCCAGGATCGCCAAAGGCAGCAAGGAACTGCTAACACTTGGCGATATTTACTCCCGCCGTGATTGGGGGTACGCGCCTGATCACATGCGTGCGATGCGCCTGGTGGCTGAGCATCCAAGCCCGGGTGATTGGACCATCGCCACTGGCGTAACCCACTCTGTGCGGGATGTGGCTTTAGCTGCGGTCACCGCAGCCGGTTTAGATTGGGATGATGTGGTGCGGGTTGACCCGGAAGCGCCGCGGATCCCAAACGAAGTGCATCCGGATTCGCAGGAAGACCGGCTGGCTGCGATGCGTGCGCTTGGGTGGAAACCGGAGACTGGTTTAGTCGGCATGGTCGAAGAGATGGTTTGGTCCCTGTGATTACCGTGGCGATTCCGACCATCCCAGGCCGGGAAGCGCTGCTGGAACGCGCCACCATGTCGGTGCTAACACAAACCATTCCGTGCAAAATTAAAATTTGGGAAGACAACGCGCGGGAAGGTGCAGCCACCACCCGCAACAAAATGCTGGCCGAGATAGACACAGAGTGGACGGCGTGGCTCGACGATGACGACGCGTTGAAACCAAATCATCTACGTGCGTGTGCGCGGAATGCTTACCTTACCGACGCGGACGTGGTTTACCCCGGCTACGACGTGGTCGGCGGCGACGACATCGTCGGGTGTTTCGGGCTTGGGTTCGACGCTGCGCGGTTACGCCGCCACAACTACATCCCAGTAACCACTCTCACCAAAACGGAGCTAATCCGAGACGTGGGCGGTTTCCAGGCGCACCCGGACGAAAACGGTGACCCGTGTGAAGACTGGGGACTGTGGCTGGCTTTACTGGAAGCAGGCGCAACGTTTTCCCACCTTCCGCAGCGCACATGGATCTGGACAGTTAACGGCGGCACCAGAGGGCGAGGAGACCGATAATGGCCGACTTTGTATTCAACATCGCAAAAGGGAAAGTTGCCTACTACGCCACGTTGCCGGCAGCAAACGACGCGCTAATAGTCATCCCGATCGAAGCGTCCGGGGTGGAGTCCGACGCCACACTGCAAGACTACGATGACGTAGCGACGCTCCTAGCGGCCGCTAACAACGAGCAAACCACAATGGGCCGTAAAACAATCACATCCGTAACGGTAACCGTCGACGACACAAACAACCGCGTTGATGTCGACTTCGCCGACACCACGTGGACCGCGGCGTCAGGCAACGCCATCTCCGACCTGCTCATCGCCTACGACCCCGATACCACCACAGGAACAGACTCAACACTTATCCCACTAACGTGGCACGACTTTTCCGTAACGCCGTCTGGCGGTGACGTAACCGCAGCCGTCGCGAACATCTTCCGCGCGAGCTAATGGGCATACCGGCCTACGGATCCACCGGCACACACCTATTCGGCACATCGTCGTCGGCAAACTTTGCTGTACCGGCCAGCGTCGCAGCCGACGACATCATCATCATTCCCATATACGTTGACGGCAGCGCAACGATCACCGCCCTAGCGTCAGGGTTCGCCCACGCCGAAGGGTCACCGGCGTCACTACCCGCTGGTGGTGGCCAGCACTCACTTGCGGTGGTGTGGAAACGCGCAACCGGCGCAGACACCGGAACATACGATTTTACCTTAAGTACCAGCATTTACCGGGCAGGTTCAGCGATCCGCTACACCGGATGCGTAACAAGCGGAAGCCCGTGGGACAGTCCAACATCCACCGCGACATCAACTGCTAATGACACAGTGACGCCGGCAGTTTCCATCACCACCGCTGGCGCTGACCGCCTGCTGATTTTCGCCGCTACAAACTGGGCTGGTGGAGCGTGGACACCACCAACCGGTTTCACCGAGCGGATGGACACCGGCGACCAAATCCACACCGAAGACGACAAAGGCCAAGCGTCCGCAGGCTCATCCGGGTCTGTCACAGCCACCTGCGCCGGATCCGACAAACGCATAGCGTTCCTAGGCGCACTCATCGGAGCGTCCGCGGGAACGCCGGTGGGGACAGCCACCGAAACTGACACCACGTTCGCGATCACGTCCCAAACAACAAAAAGTATTAGCACCGCAACTGAAACCGACACCACATTCGCAGTCGCATCGCTAACAACTAAAACTGTTGGGCTGGCGACGGAAACTGATGCGGCAATTGCGGTAACGTCTAAAACAACAAGAACTGTTGGGCTAACAACCGAAACCGACAGCACGTTCGCGATCACACCAGCCGTAACTGGCGTGGTGCACACCGCAACCGAAACAGACACCGCATTTGCGTTAACAACAAATTCGGGAACGAACGTTGGCACGGCCACGGAAACAGACACCGCATTTGCAATCATATTCGCCACAGCAGTGGGCACCGCCGTGGAAACGGACCAGGCCTATCCGGTGGGCAGCGCAGCGGTTGGCCCGGGCATCCCGTACACCACATCCACATACGAGAGTTACATCACCTAGGGATGTGATGGGATGGCTACCCGCGACGTAGGCGACCGGATCAACCTTCGCCACCTGATATACAACGCTGCTGGGGCGCTCACAGACGCCACCGTTGCGCTATCAGTGACCGACCCAACCGGCAGCACATCATCAGCGTCCGTAACCCACACAGCGACAGGTGTCTACGACGCGTCGGTCACCCTAACAACAGCTGGGTTGTGGTCGTGGCGGTGGGCAATATCCGGCGCCGTGGTTGAAGTCGACGACGGCTCAATCTTCGCGGTGGACCCCGCACCACCAACCTACGCCAGCCTGCCAGACCTGAAAGCATACTTGCGCATTAGTGACACCACCGATGACGCGCTGCTGCAAAGCGCGCTGGACTCGTCCAGCAGGTGGATTGAACAATACTGCGACCGGGTTTTCTACCCAGCCATCACTGCATCGGCACGTACCTTTTACCCGCGCAGCGCTTACGTCGTTGACATAGACGATTTTTGGACCACCGAAGGCTTGATCGTCAAAGTAGACACCGCAGATGATGGTTCATACTCCACCACCCTAACGATCGGCACCGACTATATTGCCCAACCAGTCAACCCACGCGTTGGTTGGCCACAAACCCGCATAGTGTCAGTAAACTTGTCCCTACCGCTCTCAGCGTCGCGACGCCCGAGCGTGCAGGTCACCGCTAAATGGGGCTGGCCGGCGGTACCAGATTTGGTACGACGCGCATGCATTCAACTTGCGGAAGAAGACTACAAAATGAAAGGCGCACCTTTCGGCGTGGCCGGAGTTGACCAGTTCGGCCCAATCAGGGTACGGGAAAACCGCATGGCGCTCGCGTGGCTAGCACCGTACCGACGTAGTCCGATACTCGTCGCATGAGCATCGACGACGTGGTGACCGCATTAGCGGCCAGGCTCACCACAGGCATGGCCGGAACAGCCATCGGCGGCCGCATCTACGCATACGCACCTGACACGCTCAACCCACCAACTGCGATTGTTCTGCCGTCACCATCAGATTTTTTGGTGTGGGACCGCACCTTCGACGGATCCGATGACTACTCCGTCACCGTGAAAATCATTATGGGATCACAGGATGATCGTTCAGGCCAGGCCGAGCTGCTCAGCTACTTTGACCGCACAGGATCAACATCTTTATACGCTGTGATCAACGCTGACCGCACACTCGGCGGCACCGTGTCCATGACCAGCATCATCCGGGGAACGGCCTACGGGGACGTGGAGTGGGGCGGCGTAACGTTTTTCGGTGGTGAGCTCACCGTAGAATGCGGAACATGATAGGCGACAAAGACATCAACGACCTGGACGAAACAAGACGACTGCTGTACTGCGCCCTCGCGGAAGGCCAAGTCGAAAGAGCGGGGCCTGGGCGGAAAGGCGAGCTGGCGGGAACGCTGACCAATGCGCTGCTGCACCACAGCAAGCTGGAGACAGACGCCAACTTTGTTTTTGATCGCCTTTCGGACGTGTTCTGCGTCGAACCCGCCGGCGTTGAGTGGGCCGAGCAACTGATTGCGAAGATCACAGACCGGATCTCGGAACGGCGCAAATCCCGCAACATCGCCGCTATACAAGCCAACCCGTAAAAATTGGAGTGATTTGATGCGCTGGGTAGTGGTGCAGCCAGGCCCAGCGTTTTCCGTCCAAGACGTGTACGCCGGCTGGGTAGAAGCACTACGCAATCTTGGCGAACACGTCATCGAATACAATTTGGACGACCGGCTTACCTTCTATTCCGCTGCGCTGCGCCAAGTCGGCGAAGGTACCTTCGCCCAATTCCTATCAGCCGAGCAAGCGTATGAGCTGGCAATCAACGGCCTGTACTCAACGCTGTACCAATCCTGGCCAGACGTGCTCCTAGTCGTCTCCGGCTTCTTCGTCCCGCCAAAATTGTTAGA